CATATCTAGCAGCATAACTGACGTATTCAGGCAGCGGGTTACGAGTATCGGCCCGCCACTCTTCGCGAACAGTTACAGGTCGAACAACAACATAATCGCCACCGACCGGAGAAGGGCCGAAGTCTGGCAGATCGAAAGTGTCAGGCTCAACGCCAAAGCTTTCGGTCATGCCCCGAATGATGCCTTCTTTGCCGTACTTGATCTTTCGCTCTTTGTCGGCAGGGCGATGATACCAGGAGGCAATTCTCTCTATGTTTTTCTGCTGAGTTCGAAGGTTTGTATTTGGCTTGATAGGCTTAACGTCAAGCCCGTCTAGAATCTCCGGCCATGGAGTGTCTACATACGCGCCAGGGAATTTCTTTATGAAGGCGCGGCCATAAATTGAGTCGCCCAAACCACGCATGGCACCGATTAGCAAATCGCATTCTCCAAAAAGTCACGCCGGAAGCATTTCAATTCCGTCTGCCGCGAGCAATTGACGATATCCACGCCCTTTCTATCCAAGGCAGCGAATTGCTTGGCCCAAACCTTGCAGCGCTGCGCAGTAGGGTTCTTGGTTTCAGTGTGGTCGCCGTGCCAGTGGGTACCTTGCTCAATAGAGCAGTCGTAACCAAGCAAAATAATCTTATCAGCACCAAGCGAAATGGCTAGCTCGATAGCTCGAAGCCCCGAGCTATATCCGCCGGAAGCTCGATGGAAATTCAGACCGTGCACTTCTGCAGCTCGCGCCGAACAGGTCCAAAGCTCCGACTCAGTTTTGATGCTCGACTTGTGCGCATCCCACCAGGCCTGATCGCCGGCATAAATCATCTGGCACCACGGAACGGCTCGCCAAGAGCTGTTCACCGCAATCGTTTTGATATTGGCTCGCTCCAGGTATTCGCAGTCCTCTTGAGTGAGGCTTGGACCGCTAGCTACGCAGGCAATGATCAATCCTGAATCCCCGCGTCGTAGTTGGCGTGCTCGATAATGGAAGACTGGGTAACGACACCATTGTGCAAGTTGACTTTCAGGTTAAGAAATTCAGTTGCTACGGGGATGTTGGTGGTTAGCTTGTCGTTATACGCGACCACCCCAGTTGTAATATTTTCAAAGCGAACGGAAAAGCCAGTGTCGTTGGCGTCGCAATGGATAGTCAGGCGATAAAGGTCTGTGGCATTGCGCGGCGCCAATGGTAGATCCAAGCGCGTTGCCGCTCCGGATGCGTCATTACACATTAGCTGCCAGTTACCTGTATCCAGGTCTGCCGCATCGTAGCCAACGCAAACAATATTGAACAACGTAGAAGGGTCGACGGCAAGCTGGGACATGGTTTTGGAGAGCCCTATAAAGGCTCGCTGACCGGTGAAGTTGCTCGCCTGGCCGAAGGTTTCTTCCATGTGAAAACCACCAATGCCGGCAGCATTGCCTCGCGCTTTCGTGTATGAGGTCTCGTAGAAACCAGTTGAAGCGTTAGCTGTTGCGGCGCCAGCGAAGCGGATTCGACGCGTGGCCGTTAGCTTGCTTGTCAGATCTTGCGTCGGGTGGCTAACAGTGCCTGAAGCCGAGATGATAATGCCGAGCGGCGCGCCGCCCGTTGTGCCGTTTGCGGGGCGAAGCGATTGCCAGGCTTTGTAGTTGGGTAGATATCCGGGCTGGCCGTTATAAACGCGCAGGTTGGCGCCTTCCTGGCCGACACCCAGCCGAGTAGCAACGCCAGATGCCGCACCATAGATAATATCCCCGAGGGTCGTCATCGGGTTAGATAGCTTGCCAGATACGGATGCGGACAGGTCCGTAATTTGCTTTTGGAGCTTCCCAATGGCTACAAGGATTGAGTCACCAGCTACAACGGGAACGCCCGTAGCCAGCGATAGGCCAGAAAGCAAAACAGCCAATACCCGTGCCGCCGTGAAGTATAAATTTAACGAGCCCTCTGGAACGCTATCTGTTGTGCCAGGCGAAGAAACCAGCTCGATATAGGCAGATCCGCTCCAGCGGTACTGCTTGTTGTTATTCAGGGCAATGTAGATCTTCCCGGTCTCTCCGGTGGCAGGGAAGGCTGCCAAGTTGGCGAACTCTAAAACATCATCTACATAAGCAGGAAGATATGTGGAAGGAACAAGGCCGCCCACAAGTGGGGCGATACTTGCCCCAACAGCCGCTGGTTGCAACGCCGTATCTGCCTTAGCGCCTTGTGCGGCAGTTGCCGTGCCAGCAATGGCAGCGGCCAGTTCTGCAGGTTGGGTCGCGCTATCAGCTTTAGCTCCTTGCGCAGCGGTGGCGGCGCCAATGTCGCCCGGAGAGGTCGGGATATCATCGGCAACGTCAGATAGCTGGCCAGGAGTTACAGGCGTATACCCGAGCGCGGAGGTAACATCATCCAGCAGAAGCGTAACGGCGCCAGTCCGACTATTGAAGCTCGAAACTCCAGAAGACCCGCCACCACTTGAACTAATTACAGGGTTATCAGGATCGCTTACGTCAATCGTAATCCCAGCCCCTGCCACCAACTGATTCTGCTTGCCCGCAATAGCGACCTGCACAAGCTCATCGATCATTTCAGAATTGCCGACCTTGCGAGCCTCGCCATCCACAGTGGTCAGGTAAGATTCTGCATAGTCGCCGTTTTGCACATAATAGAAAGCATCCGGCACTAGCACGCTCGGCAGTACCAGCACTTTGAAAAACTTCACTTCTGCCATGCGATCACCACTGAGTTTCTACCCAAACGGTCGCGTCGCCAGGCGGCAGCGGATCATCGCCGTTGTATTTATCCTCCAGCAAGCTAACTGGAGAGGTCAGATATTCCAAGCCGCTGTTCGGGTCAGGCAAGAAGCCTGCCGGATCGTAAATGTCTAAGCCGTGGACAATTCGCAGCTTTGCGTTCATATGTGGACGATTGCGAATAACGATGCGCGCCGAAACCTTCGATTGAATGGCCTGGGCAGCTATGAATTCTTTAACACTTAGCGGCTCGATTGCAGCAGGCACAGACTCGCAGCCTTCGATAGTTACCCAAGCCACAACGATATCGCCAAGCTCGTCCTGCGTTTCAACTGGCTGCTGAATACGGACGCGGTGACGGAGACGACCAGCTTTTAGGGCCATTAGGCTAGCGCCGGGTCCCGCAACGGGTACAAAAGAGCCGTCACGGGGAATGGGAGAAAGCCTTGGCTGAATGCGGTATCAGGATTCTCGTCGCGGTCCTTGTACAGAAAGCCAACCAGCAGCAAGACTGCCGACTGAACTTCGTAGCGAACTTCTTTGTTGCCATTCGAGTCGCGCACGTATTCAGGATCACCCGAGCTATCAAAAATAGGATCATCGTTCGAATCTAATTCAACCGCGTATGGCGATGCAGACTTTAGATAATTCTTAACAGCGCCTGACGCAGCCTGAATGTAAACGGTGATCAGTGAATCATCGGCGTCGTGATCCATGTTGAGATGCTGCTTTGCGCGCGCCAGGGTGACGTACATCATCTGATTTTTACCCCCTTGCTCGCGTCGAAGGTGCTCGCATTATCGCGCAAGTCTTTGCCGTCACGACCGCGCTTTATAGCGAGGGTCCAGGCCTTGCTTCCAATCTCGCCAGGCTTCTCGCTGGTGGCTTCTTCGCAATGCCATGCACTACCAGCCCAAGTAACAACATCGCCGGGCTCGTAGCTGCCAGGGCTGAATACGCCGCGATAGATCAGGGCCGGAACCTTGATTGACTTCTCGGCAACCGCCCCACTAGAGAGAGTAGCCAGAGCCCTAAAGCCCCGCTCATCGGTCTGCTCAATGGATAGCTCAGCAATGCCCTCGACAATGCACTCCCAGCCTCGCATGCCTTGGGTGCTTTCGAATGCACGCCATAAGCCACCGTTATGCTTGGCATAGGTACTTCGCGCATACGACTTTTCAGCGTCAATAGCAGGCAGAATTTCGAGATGGATTGCGTCGCGGCCATCTTGGCCGTCTTTAGGCTGGGCAGGCGCAGGGATGGACTTAACAGCCTCAGCCAGCAAATCAGCCATAACAGGGCGTAGATCATCGATAGATACACTGCTGCCGTCTGCGCCTCGTTCTCCATCTTTCACCTCAGGGATTTGCACAAGCTCTGCTGCAGCCTTGGCCAGCGCATCCAAGTCAACCGGATCAGCATCTTGACCAGGATCGCCCTTGATAGGCTCCGGGATAATAACTAGCTTGGCGATATCGTCAGGGCTGGGAATTTGCACCAAAGATGCCGCAGACTCGGCCAGTTCGGCCAGATCAATCTCAACCGGCGCCGGCAATTCCGAAACCTGCTTTTCAAGCTCGGCAATTCGCGCAGTCAACGATTTAACAACCCCAGCAACGGCTGGGACTAGCGCTTTAGCCAACGCCTCTAATTCACGCGTAGTCAGCACTGGCTAGCTCCTTTTGAATGAATGCGCTGAATGCGCGCGCCTGATCTTGGATTTCTTCTTCGGTTGGCTCGGTATCTTCTTCGGCTGCAGGCTGGGCTGCTGGCGCAGGAGTAGTGCCGCTGGTGGAGAAAGGATCTGCCTGAGCATCGCGCTTAGCCAGGGCTGCCAAGCTATAGTTCTGCTGCTGAAGAAATACTGAGTCGCCGCCTTCTTTTGGTGGCTGGTTAACCTTCTTGCGAGCCTCGTTTGGCGATAGTACGGCGGACTTGATGCCCTCGCCAAGAGTCGTGTACTGAGTGGCCGTATCCATGCGCAGGAGGGCTTCTAGATTCATCTCCACACCTACATCAGAGGGAAGCGCCAAACCTTCATCCATGCAGATTTCAAATTCTTCGACGAGAACCTGCAGGCAGTCCGTGTAATAGATAAGGTTCATGTCCTGAACTTTACCGTTTGGCAAAGTACCCATCCCGATCTTGAAAGGCGGGACGTGGAAAGCCGAGCAGGTAATATCGGACGCAAGCTTGAGCTGCTCGACAAGTTGAGAGTCGACAGAGCTGGATCGCATAGCCTCGAACTTAAGGCCGTCACCCACTACGGCAACTTTGCCTGCATTCTCGCCAGTGTAGTTTGCGTCCCAGTGCTGTTTTAAGCGCGACGCAGTCTCATCAGAAATAGCGCCAGGGGCGGACAAGATGCCTCCAGGCTTAGCGCCATTCTCAAAGAAGCGGCGCGATTCTTGCTGGATGCGCATGCCGAGCCCGCCAGAAAGAGCGGCAGCCAAAATAGGCGTGATACCTACAAGCGGATGGAACTGAGGCGAGTAACGGTCATGGATAATCTCGCTTGCCGGGACGGTAATAGCGGCGCCAAGGCCGTTCAAATCATCCTGCGCAAGCTCGTAGTAAACCGAGCCGTCTTCGGCGATCAAAACTTGCACGCGGCAAGGATCGAGAATGTATAGAGCCACAACTACGCCGCGATTATCTCGCTGCTTGAGCGCGTAGGTATTGCCGGTTCCGAGCTTTGAAGTCATCCACCACTGAACGAATTGGATGATGTTCTGATATCGGTTTGGCCTTTTCAGAACCGGGGAGAATGCTGGGCTTGAGAAGTCATTCCAGATGCCGTTCGAATCCAGCTTTTTCAGCAGCGGACGCATCTTGGCAATGTCGCCGGCAATCAAGGTAATGCAAGCATAAATAGCGAAGAACTCGCGCAGAGTATCCTGCCGAATTTCCATGTTTCGCTGCCAGGCGCCGGTGAATGGCTCCTTAATAACGCTCATCCATCCGCCGCGATTATCAACTGGCGACAGAGTCTTAATGCTAGCCGCGCTAACTAGTGCGCCAATCAAGCTAGGACTCTTAGACATTCGTTATCGCCCTTTTAAGCAGGAAAGCAAACAGCAGCATTGCAGCACCTGCAGCCAGAAGGCAGGCGCCCAGGCCGAACAGTACGTAAACGCCGATAACAATAGAACAAGCGCCGCCAACAAAAAGAAGCACGATCCACAAGATGACGCTACATAGAAAAGCAGCTATGCCGCTGAGCGCGACTTTTAGCTTTCCGCTAATGCTGCCTTTCTTCATCACTCACCCGTTTGGCGTGCGCATGTCCGGTGCTGGCGAAATCGACGGCGTTCCGCTGATCGTCTCCAACTACGTGCCAGGCGACTCGTCCGGTTCGCTTTTCATCCTGGCTTTCGCAAGCGAGATTTATCTTGCTGATGACGGCCAAGTGAACATTGATATCTCGCGTGAAGCGACTATCTTCTTGGACGATGCAGCGGCTACCGCTACTCCTACCGCTGCGCAGCTGGTTTCGATGTTCCAAACCAACCAGCTGGCCGTGCGTGCCGAGCGTTATGTGCGCTGGCAGAAACGCCGTCCGCAGGCAGTGGCATACCTCAGCGATGTTGACTGGGTATAAGCGTTAATTAAAGTAAAGGGGCTCCGGCCCCTTTCTTTTTGAGTCTATAATTGCGAAAGTGGTAATATTCGCGCGAGGTGATTCATGGACAAAGTTCTGGTAAAGATTATCGACAAGCCGCTGCGCGGCATGGCAGTCGGCTCCGAAACTGTTATGACCCGGCAGAACGCCAAGATTTTCGCGGCTCTTGGTCGCTTGGAAGTGCTAGGCGCTCCGGGTGGCGGCACCTACCTCCGCCGTGATATGGTTGCCGCAGCTCCAGGGACTTCCGCGTCTGTTGAAAAAATCTCCGAAGCCGCCGCTGAATTCGCAAAAGAAAACGGCGTAGACCTGGCTGAAGTAACTGGCACAGGTAAAGACGGACGAATCACGAAGCCTGACATTCAGGCGGTAATTGACGCACGCCAAACGGGTGTTTAATGAAGTTATTCGGCTGGGAATTTGGTCGGTCGCAGAAGGCCTTATCGCCAGTCGATAACCGGGGCGGTTGGGCGTCAATCATTCGCGAACCATTCACCGGCGCCTGGCAGCGCAACATGGAAATTCGGCAGGATACTCTGCGCGAGTTTTTTGCAATCTACGCCTGTATCACATTGATCGCGGGCGACATTGCCAAGCTGCGCCCCCTCCTAAAAAAGCTCGACGCTAACGGGATCTGGAACGATTTCGATAGCCCGGCATTCTCTCCAGTACTTCGGAAGCCGAACCGATATCAGAACATCATCCAGTTCGTTAACTGGTGGATCACCTCCAAGCTTGGCTGGGGCAATACTTACGTTCTAAAGCAGCGCGACAATCGTGGCGTTGTAGTCGCTCTTTACGTCCTTGATCCTTGCCGCGTTACGCCACTGGTTGCTGATGACGGTTCTGTTTATTACCAGTTGGCGCAGGATGAATTGAGCGGGCTTGGCTCGGCAATTACCGTGCCGGCCAGCGAGATTATTCACGACCGTTACGCCCCTCAGTTCCACCCTCTTTGCGGCATTACTCCGATCCTGGCTGCTGCATTGTCTGGCGGCCTTGGAATGCGTATCCAGCAAGAATCGCGCCGTTTCTTCGAGAACGGTGCTAAGCCTGGCGGAATTCTGTCTGCCCCCGGTGCTATTTCTGATGAGACTGCGGCGCGGCTCAAGGCTCACTGGGACGCTAACTTTACCGGTGAGAATGCAGGCAAGGTTGCAGTAGTTGGTGACGGCCTTAAGTTCGAGGCAATGCGCGCTAGCTCTGCAGACTCGCAGCTCGTTGAGCAGCTTAAGCTCGCCTCGGATATCACTTGCTCGGTGTTCCATGTTCCTCCTTTCAAAATCGGCATGGGCACTCTTCCGGCCGGGAAGGTGGAGGACATGAACTTGATCTACTACACCGATTGCCTGCAGGTGTTGATTGAAGAATTGGAGATTTGCCTTGATGAAGGTCTAGCCTTGCCTGCTGGTGTTGGCGTTGAGTTGAATCTAGACGGCCTATTGCGCATGGATACGGCGACGCAGTTCGCCACCCTTGGCGAAGGTATCAAGTCGTCTATTCTTTCGCCTAACGAGGCTCGCAAGCGCATTAACATGGCTCCTGTTCCTGGCGGTGAATCGCCACTTTCGCAGCAGCAGAACTATAGCCTTGAGGCTCTCTCGAAACGTGACGCCAAAGAAGATCCTTTCGCTACCGGCAGCACTGCTCCAGCGCCAGCCGCTGAGCTTGTAGCAGAAGAAGATCCCGAGCCAACCGAAGAAGAAATCCAAGATCAGGCGCGCGCATTCAGCGCATTCATTCAAAAGGAGCTAGCCAGTGCTGACTACGCGTGAATTAGAGGCGTTGGCTAAAGCGCTCGCCCCGGCCGTTGCTGGGGTTGTTAAGTCGTTGACTGCGCGCATTGCTGAGTTGGAAAAGCAGATTGCAGAATTGCCTATGCCCAGTGAAATTGAGGCGCTTGTGAAGGCGTCATCGGACGCAATCGTGGTGCACATTCCTACGCCGGAAGAAATTGCCAAGCTAGTTATTATCCCGGAGCCTATCAAGGGCGACCCTGGCCAAGATGCTGCTCCGGTTGATTTGGACGCGCTGGCCAAGGCTGCCGCAGAGCTTGTGCAAATTCCCGAGGTCAAAGATGGAGAACGAGGCGCGGACGGCAGCAGCGTTTCTGTCGATGATTTACGCCCTGTTATGGCTGAACTTTTGGCTGAAGCTATCAAGTCTCTCCCTGCGCCTGCCGAGCCGAAAAATGGCGAGGATGGTAAAGATGCGATCCATTTGGAGATTCTGCCTGCTATTGACTCTGAAAAATCATATGCGCGAAGCACCTATGCCAAGCATAACGGCGGCTTATGGCGTGCATTCGAGCGCACCCAAGGTATGCGCGGCTGGGAGTGTATCGTTGATGGTATTGCTGAGATATCCATTGAGCAGACGGGGGGGCGGTCATTTAAGGCTTTGGCTGCTCTCTCAAGCGGCGCGGTAACCGAGAAATCAATCTCTGTGCCTGCCTTGATTTATCGAGGTGTATTCAACCCTGGGAGCTACGAGCCTGGCGATGTTGTTACTTGGGCAGGTAGCGCGTGGCATTGCGAAGAAGCCACAAGCGAAAAGCCTGGCGAGATTGGCAGTAAGGCCTGGACCTTGGCTATCAAGCGCGGGCGCGACGGCAAAGACTTGCGCGATAACGCGAGCACCTTCGACGCCAGCAAGGGGGTAAAAATCAAATGATGTACGTCACCCTAGCCCGCGCAAAGCAGCACCTAAACATGGACCACGACGCCGATGATTCTCTGATCACCGTTTACATTCAGGCTGCGTCAGGAGCAGTTAAGAATTATCTGAAATCAGCATCGCCTTATGCGGTCGAATTAGACTCGAACGACGATCCGATTTTTGATAGTTCTGGTGATCCTGAGTACGTGCGCGACTCGAATGGCGAAAAAGAAATTCGCTACGAAGTTCAGTCGGCGGTTTTGCTGCTGGTTGGATTTCTCTACAAAGACCGAGACGAGAACCCGGATACCGCATTCAGCCAAGGATTCCTCCCATTTCCGGTGACGGCTTTGCTGTATCCGCTCCGTGACCCGGCGCTTGCATAATGGCTCTCAAGGCTGGCCGTCTCCGTCACCGAATCCAGATTCAGCGAACCGTTGAGTCTCAAGACCCGGCTACCGGCGAGATTTTGAATTCCTGGGAGACAATCCCCGGTTGCGAATCAGTGCCGGCTGCAATCGAACCGTTAAGCGTTAAAGAATTCATCGCCGCGCAAGCCATACAATCCAAGATCAATGCGCGTATCGTCATCCGTTATCGTCCAGGAATGAACGCAAAGCTGCGTATCATCCATGGCTCAAAGATTTACGACCCGGCAGGCTTCTTGCCAGATCAAAATAGCGGGCTGGAGTATTTGACTTCGCCTGTTGAGCTTCTGGAGGCTGAAACATATGTGCCGCCAGACTTAAATAAATTCGTCGTGTCGCAGGGGGCCTTCGTTGTATCCCAGGGCGCATTCGTTGTTAGCGAGGGTCCGTAATGGCTACCGGTGAAATTGAGTTAGATGGCGAGCTGGATCGGCTCCTTGTTCTGCGTCAGGGCGATGCGGCTACTCCCGCGCAAGGGGATAAGGCTGACACCGCTATTCAGCAAGCAACTTTAGATGCCGCTATCGCCACGCGAGCAACTGCGGCCCAAGGCGCTAAGGCTGACTCTGCACTGCAGTCTGGTGATCTTGATGCTTACGCAACCGATTCAGAATTGGCTGCTGGCTTAGATGGCAAGGTTGATAAGTCAGCCGGTCTGGCGCTCAGCCAAAACAGCTACACCGATGCAGAAAAAACCAAGCTTGGCAGTATTGCTTCTGGCGCGCAGGTTAACTATGCAGCGATCAGCCAGGCCGAGGCCGAAGGCGGCACAGCTACTAACCTGCTTTCTTGGACTGCTCAACGTGTCCGGCAGGCCATTGTTGCTTGGTGGGCGGCGACCGCAGATAAGACAAAGCTGGATGGCATGGCTGTCGGGGCCACCGCTAACGCTACGAACGCAGAATTGCGGGATCGCGCTACGCATACCGGTGTTCAGGCCATTAGCACCATCACCAACTTACAGACCTCGCTGGATGCTAAAGCGGCTCGCCGCGCAGCTATAAACCCTCAGTCCGCCGCCTACACGCTTGCGCTAACTGACGATGTGGTAACGCATCCCGCCACAGACACGGCTGCGCGTACATGGACAATCCCAGCTAACTCATCAGTCCCATTCCCGGTCGGGACAATAATTACTCTGGACAACCGCGCCGGAGCAGGCGCTATTACTCTTGCGATCAATACTGACACCTTGGAGTTGGTCGGTGCAGGCACGGTTGGCAGCCGAACAATTGCAGCAGGCGGCCAAGCTACCTTGCTCAAAGTCGAAGCGACTGTATGGCGCGTTGGTGGAGTCGGCGTAACATGATGCAGCAAATGCTGATGGGTTCTTATGGCGGTTCGGCATTGCCTGCGCCGCTTACTGGTATCGATACTATCGCCTTGATTGGCGCCTCCATCGAAGAGGGAATCGTCAGCACTTACGCGGCCACCATGGCGGCATACATGCTGGCTAGACATGGCATTACTGTAACTATTGAGAAGTATGGATATTCCGGTGCGGATGTGGGGGTTATCCAGACCAACTGGAATAACACGATAAAGCCCGCATATCAGGCGCGCCCTGATGGCGGCCACGGCGTGCTCATCATGACCATGCCGGCAGGTAATACCGTTACTACTTTGCGGCCATATGCAACGGCGAACCCTGCGACCCTAGCTTCAAGCAAAGCAACCTATGACGCGTTGATAACTGATATGCGCGCTGTTTGCGGTGCGCGTAACGTCATCGCGGTGGATCACACTTTCCGATTGTACGGAACCCCTTACCCGGTCACTGATTGTATTACCGACGAAT